GTTTCTTGTAAAGAAAACAAGGCACGTTCCTCAATTAACATTATATTAAAATATTAGGAGATAAAATGACAATAGGTAGATCACAAATATCCAAACAAGTAGAGGGAAAAATCCGTGGTGCTAGAGATGAAAAAGAGAAAAAAAGAAGAGTTTTACTGTCAATCAAAAAAAAGAAGAAAAATCCTATAGCCAAGACGTTTACTGCGTAGTTTAAAAATGTTATAATCTGGCATGACTAAATTATGCCCAAGAGGTAAGGCTGCCGCCAAACGAAAATTTTCGGTTTACCCCAGCGCATATGCGAACGCATATGCTAGTAAAATTTGTGCGGGTAAAATTAAAGATCCTTCAGGTGTTAAGAGAAAAGATTTTAAAGGACCTAAACCAGCTGGTAAAAAAGTAGGTGGAGAGGCTAAAGTCAAGGAAGTAGCAAAGGCTCTTCATAAAGCGTCTGGTTTACACAAAGCACAAGCAAACGCATTAGATAAAATTACTAAAGCTAACGTAGGAATAGCCGTAGAAAAAATTAAAGAAAAAGAAAAAAAAGATAAGAAAAAGAAAAAATATATAAGAGAACCACAATCGAGAGATAAGATGCAACCTTCTAGATCAATGACAATAGATACGACTACAAGAGGTTTAGTATTAGGTGGTGAGGTACGAGGAGCGGGAGCAGCGATACGAGGCAAAGGTTTTAAAGGCGTATTCTAATGAGTCTTAAAAAATGGTTCGATCAAAAATGGGTGGATATTGGAAGCAAACGAAAAGATGGTTCTTACGCACCTTGTGGCCGTTCAAAATTAGCAGCGGATCGAAAGAGAGCTTATCCAAAATGCGTCCCTGCTGCAAAAGCAGCGAGGATGACAGACTCTCAAAAGAGGAGTGCCGTTGCTAGGAAAAGAAGTAAGGCTCAAGGGGTCGGTGGTAAACCAACAAATGTGAGCACCTTTACCAAGAAGTATTATGGTGGTATGATTGAAGTATGAGTGAAAAATTATTTAAAGCTGGCCAATCTTTAACAAGAGCCTATAAAAAATTTGACGATTTTGCACAGAAAGGTTTAATACAAACTTTAAAAGAAAAATACAAAGGTAAAACACCTATAAGTACCGGTCCTGTTTTGAGTAAAAGTAAAGCAGTAACAGTATTTGATCCGAAGAAAGCACTTCCTTCTAAGTTACCTAGTGCTGCAAAAAAAGTTGGAAAATTTGGTACACTTAAAAAAGTTGGAAGAATAGCTAGTAGAGTAGCTTTACCAGTTACAGCAGGTTTTGAAGCTGCTAATCTTGCTTATAAAGTTGCAACACTTTCTCCAGAGAAGAAAGCTAAAGTAAAAAAATTAAAAAAAACATTGAAAAAAAAATCAACAAAAGAACAACATGCTGATCTTTTGAAAATGAGATTAGGAGGAGATACTATGAAAAAAATACCAGAAGGTCCTAAAGGTGAGGGCTTAAGAAAATTAAAAGCAGAAAGACCAGATGTAACCAAAAAAATGGGTTTTGCCAAAAAAGGTAAAATGTTAAAAGCTAGTTTTGGAATGTTAGCTCTAATGAAAAAAGCGAAAGATAAAGGTGCTAAACCCTTAGAGTTTTTATCTCCAGCTGCGATGCTTAAAAGAGTTAGTGGTAGAAAAATGGGTGGTAAAATGTTAAAAGCTAGATACGGAACAATGGCTAAAGGAAACGTTAAAGAAGGTCTAAAAAAATCAGATGACTTTAAATTTAAATTAGAATCTTTTGAAAAAGATTCTATTAGAAAATTAAGAGGTGCACAAGTTGGTCCTGTTGAAGAAGCAAAACTACGTTCAATGATGCCTAATTTAAAAGACTCACCAAGTAAAAGAAAGTCAAAAATGACAGCTGTAAAAATGAAACTATCTAAACTAAAAGTTGGTGGCGAAATGCGAGGTTTTGGTGCAGCAAGAACTTCAGGCATGGGTTTACAAGATGAAGAATTAGTACCAGGAAAGTCTTTAGATTATTATAAAGACTTAATGTAATGAATTATGGCTACGTCAGGAACTACAGCATTCGATTTAAATATCGATGATATTATTGAAGAAGCATACGAGAGATGTGGTATGCGAACTAACAGCGGAAAAGACTTACGTAGTGCAAGAAGAAGTTTAAATCTTTTATTTTCGGAGTGGGGCAATAGAGGAATTCATCTTTGGAAAGTACAATTAAATGAAATTACATTGGTAGCTGGAACTGCAACATACTCTGTTGCTAGTAACGTAAATGACGTTTTAGAGGCTTATATTTCAACAACTAATGCAGCAGGTAATACCTCATCCACAAATGATCTCTCATTAACAAAAATAGATAGATCAGCTTACGCAGCTTTACCTAATAAATTACAAACTGGACAACCTTCACAATATTTTGTTGATCGACAAACTACACCAACAATAAATTTATACCTTGCACCAGATGCAACAACTTTTACCACCTTAAAATTTTACACTATCAATAGAATTGAAGACGCTGGAGTTTATTCTAATCAAGCTGATGTAGCGTACAGATTTTTACCATGTATGTGTTCTGGTCTTGCTTATTATCTATCTGTAAAACGAGCACCAGATAGAATTCAATTATTAAAACAATTATATGAGGATGAGTTATTAAGAGCTTTGAATGAAGATGGTCAAAGAGCGTCAGTATATATTTCGCCTCAAACATATTTTGGAGACGGAGTATAATGTCATTTGCAACAGGTAAAAGATCAAAAGCTATTTCTGATAGATCTGGTATGGAATACCCTTACAAAGAAATGGTGAAAGAATGGAACGGTTCTTTAGTGCATATCTCAGAGTTTGAACCTAAGCATCCACAATTAGATCCACCGCATCATAAAGCAGATGCAATAGCCTTAAAAAATCCTAGAGTAATGAAGTTTCAACAACCAACTCAAGAATTTACTAATGATCAAACTATTTCTGATTCTGGAGGAATACATGTTGGTGTTGCTAATTTATCATTACCTGGAGACTTTGCTTTTAGAACACAAGAATTTAGTGTTACATCAAATGGAATTACAACTACAATACATAGCATGGTTCCAGAGGATCCATCTATACAAAACAGAAGAAGAACAATTTTTTCTAGCATAGGATCTGTATTCGCAGATGCAAGTTTTAAGGCATCTGTATCAGGACAACAATTGTCTACTTCGATGGGAAGTGTAACGGTAACAGTATAATGGCAGTAACATTTTCCAATTTTTTGACTCAAGTTAGAAATTACACTGAAGTAGATTCTAATGTATTAACTGATACAATCATTCAAGATTTTATTAGATCAGTTGAATTGGATGTTGCAGGTAAAGTTGATTATGATGATTTAAGAAAATACGCCACATCAAATTTTACTGCAGGCAATAGATATGTTAGTTTACCTGGTGATGCCATAATAATCAGATCTGTTCAAGTTATAGATAGTAGTAATAATAGAACTTTTTTAGAAAAAAGAGATACTAGTTTTATTTCTGAATTTGCTCCAAATGATTCGACTACAGGAACACCTAAATATTACGCTAATTGGGAAGATAATGTCCAACAAGGTGCGGTAATTTTAGTTGCTCCTACGCCTGCAAATGCAGATACTGTACAAATAAACTACATTAAATCACCACCAGAATTTACAAGCACTACAGATACTTATTTATCTACAAATCAAGAATCAATGTTATTACATGGTGTGCTAACAGAGGCTTATAGTTTTTTAAAAGGTCCAGACAATCTATACAATCTGTACCAAACCAAGTATACTGAAGAAGTACAAAATTTTGCTCTACAACAAATGGGCAGAAGAAGACGTGGAGAATATAGTGACGGTGTACCAAGAGTGGTAGTCCCATCACCTTCTCCAAACCAATAATTTTATAAGGAGAATAATTATGGCAATAACAACAAACGCAATTTGTGATTCTTTCAAAAAAGAATTACTACGAGGAATGCATGACTTTGATACATCATCTGACACATACAAGTTAGCGATGTTTACATCACAAGCTACTTTAGGAAAATCAACTACAGGATATGCAACGGCAAACGAAGTTTCTTCACCATCTGGATATACAGCTGGAGGTAAAGCTTTAGTAAACCAAGGTGTAAAAGTTTCATCTTCTGTGGCTATAACAGATTTTGCTGACTTATCATTCGTAGGTGTAACTCTTACTGCAAGAGGTGCTTTAATCTACAACACAACAACTGATGGTGGTTCAAACACTACTGATGCTGTTGCTGTTTTAGATTTTGGCGGAGATAAAACTGCAACGTCTGGAACATTTACAATTCAGTTTCCTGCGTTCACAACTTCCGCTGCAATCATAAGACTAGCATAAGGATTAAAATGATATGGCCATTGGATGGGGTAATAAAACCTGGGGAGCAGCAAAATGGGGAGACCTTGCTAATGAAACCGTCTCAGTCAGTGGCCAATCAGCAACTACATCTGTAGGGACATCTACAACTCAAGCTAACGCAAATGTTAATGTAACAGGATCACAACTTACATTTTCAAGTCCAAGCGTAATTGCAGGTATATCAGTTACAGTATCAGTCACAGGTAACCAAGCAAATTTCTCTCTAGCAGAGGAAGATATTGCATTAGGTATTCAACAAAATGTAACGGGTTCACAAATAACTTCAACAATAAATTCTGTCACTATTGATGACAATTTTTTAGTGGGCTCAGGATGGGGCAGAGATTCTTGGGGATCAATGGTTTGGGGAGATGCTTATTCTGTACAAACAGGATCTGTATCAGCTACAATATCTGTAGGTGCGATTGCTGGAATTACAGCAGGTGCTAGCGCAAGTCCAACAGGACAACAGTTAACAGCTACTCCAGGTCAAATCACAATGACCGGAGATGCAAATATTAGTGTAACAGGAATACAAGCAGCATTATCCGTAGGAGAAGTACAAGCATTATCGGTTTTGGGTAGTGAGATGACTATTTCTGTTAGACCTGTGGATATTGAGGCAGGTGGTAGTGTAAATGTAAATGTAATTGATGATAATTTAGATTCAGCGATCGGGTCTGTCACTTTAGATATTGGGGTAACCGCAACTGTAACTGGGTCTGAAATTACTTCATCTATAGGTAATGAAACAGTTACTGCAGATAGTAATGTAAATGCAACAGGACAACAACTCACAAGTAATATTGGACAAGAAACAGTTAGTGCTAATGCAGATGTAACGGTCTCTGGTATTTCATTTACGAGTTCTGTGGGAGAGGAAACAATTACTGCAAACGCAGATGTATCGGTCTCCGGTATTTCATTAACAAGTTCTGTGGGACAAGTAGAACAGATAAGTTTATATGACGTAACAGGGGTTCAGATGACTTTATCATTAGGTGAGGAGGCAGCTGTTGCTAGTGCTAATATAGACGTTACAGGCGTACAATTAACATCATCTGTGGGTAACACTAATATTACTGCATGGTCTGAAATTAACCCAGGTGTAAATAATGTTTGGACCATAGTTGATAGGGCGGCATAAATATAGTAATATAGATTTATTTAAGGAGAATTTTTTATGGCATCAACTTACTCAAGTGATCTAAAACTAGAACTTATGGCTACCGGTGAAAACGCTGGTACATGGGGAGATAAAACAAACACAAATTTAAATTTAGTACAACAAGCCGTTGCAGGTTTTGAACAAGTTACACTTTCAAGTGGTTCAACTTTAGCTCTTGCAATGTCTGACGGTGCACTATCAAACGCAAGAAATTTAGTCATTAAATTTGCAACTGCAACAATAGCAGCAAGCACAGTTTGTACTATTCCAGATTCAATAGAAAAATTTTATATTTTCGATGCAACAGGATTAACAAATCCAACAAACCTTACAATTAAAACTGCATCAGGAACAGGTTTTACTTTAGACCAAGCAAAAATTTATGCAGCTTATTCAGATGGAACTAATTTAAACGAAATTTCATTAGATACTTTAGGTGGCACTGTTGCTGCTGCAAATGTAACAGGAACTATAGCTACTTCACAAATTGCTGATGACGCTGTAACTCAAGCTAAAATTGCTGATGATGCAGTAGGTGCAGATCAACTTGCAGCAAACGCTGTAGTGACTGCTTCAATTACAGATGCAAATGTTACGACAGCAAAAATTGCAAATGATGCTGTAACTGCAGATAAACTAGCTGACACCGCAGTAACCCCAGGTACTTACACAACAGCTGATATTACAGTTGATCAACAAGGAAGAATTACAGCCGCATCAAGTGGATCATCAGGAGCTGCTTATTTCAGTGATCTTACTTTAAATGTAAATGGACCTGGTTCAGGAACATTTACTGCAAAACCAGGAACGACTACTCTAGGTATGTATATCGGAGGAGGCGGAGGAGGAGGAGCTGGATCCTCTGATGGTTTTTCAGGTAGAGGTGGAGGAGGAGCCGGATTTGGTTTTTATAATGTTCCAATATCCGCACCATACTCACAACCATATTCAGTAGCTGCTGGTGGAAACGGTGGCGCACAAAACAATAGCTCTCAAGGGGGCTCTGGAGGAAGTACAAATATTCAAACTTACCAAGCAAACGGAGGTACAGGAGGAAATAGACAAAGTACAACGGGCAGTAAAGGAAATGCAAGTAACACTACATTTGATTTCACACCTTTTAGTCAACCAGGATCTAGAGGTCCAGACTCTTACAATACAATGACTGTTCCACTTAGTGCTTGGGCTGCAGGACCTAATGAAAATAATCTTGAAACTTACGGAGTCCTCAACCCATCTTTTAACGATACTTGGACAAGCACAGTTTCTTATATAATCAACAACAATGCACTTGGTGGACCGGGTAGAGGTTCTAGTACAGGACGACCAGGAAAACCAGGTAAACTTGCAATTTTTGAGAGTTAATTATGGCATACTTTTATTTTGTAGACAAAACACTTTTTAGAATCGCTGCAGATGATGCAGAGAAAAATAAAATCCTACCTTTAATTCAAAACATGAACCCTGTGGAAAAAATTGTAACAGATACACAATTTACAAGAGCAGAGGAAGAGTCTTATGGATTTACTTTAGATGATAGTAATAATTTAACCGAAACTGAAGCTACTACAGGAATTGTTGCAGATGATAACGCTGACATAGTGCCTCCAAGAATATGTATTTTAACAGATGAAGCTGGTTTTAGAAATGCAGTAGACTCTTACATAGAAAGAATAGATCAGTATTTACAAAATAATACTGACCCTACATGGTCTGCTTTTAGAAGTGATTTAAATTCTTTTACAATACCTACCACAGGATATCCTAAAACAGGTTCATTGGTAAAATTACTTAGGGATTCTGGAATGACTGCCTATCATATTTTACGTTTACCCTAAAGTAGTATATAAAAAGGCATGTCTATAAAAAACTACATAAAAGTAGTAGATAATGTTTTGCCTGTAACTATAATTTCACAATTAATAAAATTTTCGTGTCAGTTAAACTTTGAACAAGCTTTGACTATAGGCAGTAAAGACTATAAGAAAGTTAAAGCTGTAAGAAATACTCAAAGTTATCATTTACATAAATATAATCAAACAATGTCGGATTCGCATTGGTTTAATTTAATAGAAAGCGTATTTAGAAAAAAATTTAATGAATATAGAGAAATTTTTAAAGAAGCTAATTTTAAATCAGTTGTAGATATTGCTATTTTAAAATACGAAAAGGGGGGATTTTACAAATTTCATACTGATCATCATGCTACAATACCAAGAACAATGAGTGGTATACTTACACTTAATAATGATTATGAAGGTGGAGAATTGTGTTTCTTTGATGAATTTACGAAAGAGGAAACTATCATCCATCCAAAACCTGGACGTTTAATTATTTGGCCAAGTAATTTTATTTTTCCACACAAAGTTAATGTAATAAAAAAAGGAATAAGATATTCAGTAGTAATATGGGCACTTTAAAAAAAGATTTTAAATATAAAATAATTAAAAATTTTCTTACTGAAGAAGAAAGAAAGTTATTAAAAAATTATACTAAAATGTTTCATATGAATAATGTTGAAGATTTTGATTTTGAACAAAATTTAAATGGAGATACTTGTAAATATTCAGACTACTTAATGGAATCATTGATGATTACAAAACTACATAAAGTTGAAAAAGAATCAAATCTAGAACTTATACCAACTTACTCTTTTTGGAGATGTTACACTAAATTAGCAGATTTAAAAAAACACAAAGACAGACCATCTTGTGAAGTAAGTGTTACTTGTCAGATAGACAGTGACGGAACTGATTGGCCAATATATATTAATGGTGAGCCAATTAATTTAAAAAATGGGGATGCTGCATTATATTGGGGAACTAATGTAGAGCATTGGAGAAACGAATTTGTAGGTGACTATCATATTCAAGCATTTTTACACTATGTTGATAAGAATGGTTCTTACAAAGATTATGCTAAAGATAAACGAATAATATATGGAGTTCAAAATGAAAATAATACAACAACCTGATGGTAGTGCAGATTTTGTTTTTAATGATGAGGAAATTAAAACAATGCAAAAAACTAAAAGATTACATTTACAGGGTTCAGCATTTAAACATGTTGTTAATACTATGGTGCATGTAATGATGAATTTTACAGCTAATTTAGATGAGGCATCAGCAAAATTAGAAACAAAAGGTAATGTTGAAGTAAAGACTAGTTGAAGGTATAATATGCTATGCCTCTAACAAACGTACAGATAACACCAGGTTTTAATAAACAAGTCACTTCAACAGGAGCTCAAGGTCAATGGACTGATGGTGATTTTGTTAGATTTAGATATGGTTTACCAGAAAAAATTGGTGGTTGGAGTCAAATTACAAATAAAACTTTAGTAGGTGCTGTAAGGGAACAGTTAGTTTGGGCTGATTTAGATGGCAGAAAATATGCAGCATTAGGCACTAATAAAGTCTTACTAATTTATTATGAAGGTGGGTTCTACGATATTACACCTTTGGATACAGCGAAAACAGGGTGTACTTTTACTACGACTAACGCATCAGCAACAGTAACAGTAAATAAAATTTCTCATGGATTAGCTGACGGTGATTTATTTACATTTACTTCAGTTACTCCTCCATCAGGAGCTGGATATGTAGCATCAGATTTTACAACAAATACTTTTCAAGTAGTGACTGCATTGGTAGATAGTTTTACTATTACTATGGCATCAAATGCTGGAACGTCAGTAAGTGCAAGTGGATCTGCCACAATAAATCCGTATGTTAAAATAGGACCTATTAATCAAAGCTCTGGTTATGGATGGGGCACATCTTCATGGGGAGGAGCAAGTGGCGTTGTAAGCACTCTCAATGGTGCACTACAAGACGATAATAATGGAACTGGAGGCTCAGGAACCTCCATAACACTATCTGGGGTTACAGGATTTCCAACGTCAGGCACTATCAAAGTTGATGCTGAATTTATTTCATACACAGGAATTTCTGGAAATGATTTAACAGGTATAACAAGAAACGTAGCTGGCACTAGAGCTGCACATGCTGATGGATCTTCCGTGGAATTTTTTACAGCTTGGGGCAATGCATCTATAACTAGCTCTGTTATATTAGATCCCGCTTCATGGTCTTTAGATCATTTTGGTCAAAAGTTAATTGCTACAATTAAAAATGGAAAAACATTTGAGTGGGATACAATAAACGCACAACCTAATGCTTTAACTACAAGAGCAACTGTAGTATCTGGAGCCCCTACATCATCTGTTATGTCTATTGTTTCAGAGAGGGATAGACATTTAATTTTGTTAGGAACTGAAACAACGATAGGTTCTAGCGGGACACAAGACAAAATGTTTATTAGGTTTTCAGATCAAGAATCTATTGGTACTTATTCCCCAACGTCTATAAATACAGCAGGAACTTTTAGATTAGATTCTGGTGTTAAAATTATAGGTGCAGCTAAAGCGAAAGATTATATTCTTATACTTACTGATACGTCTGCGTATGTAATGCAATTTGTTGGCCCACCTTTTACGTTTTCAATAAGACAAGTAGGAAGTAATTGCGGTTTAATAGGACAACATGCATTGAGGTATGTAAACGGAGCTGTATGGTGGATGGGTCAAGCAGGTGGTTTTTTTGTTTATGACGGTACTGTAAAATCATTACCTTGTTTAGTAGAAGATTTTGTATTTACAAGTAAAGGAGATAATTTAGGATTAAACTATCGTTCAGGAGAACAGATTTACGCCGGATTAAATCATTTATATGAAGAAGTAAGTTGGTTTTATCCTAAAAACGGATCCACAAATATAGATAGAGTAGTGACTTACAATTACACAGAGAACGTTTGGACAACTGGATCTCTTGATAGAACAAGTTGGCACGATTCTACTTTGTATGATCATCCTTATGCCACACAGTTTAACGATTCAACAACACCTAATTTTCCAATTATACAAGGTGTTACAAGTGTAAACGGTGCTACTACTTATTATGCTCATGAAGTAGGAAATAATCAATTAGACTTTAATGGAGTAAAAACTGCTATTCCTGCTTTCATACAATCCGGTGATTTTAATATATCGGAGGGAGAAATGTTTATCAGTATGAAAAGATTTATTCCTGATTTTAAATTATTAACAGGAGACGCTGAAGTTACAATAAACCTTAGAAACTATTCTACGGACAGTGCTTCTTCCTCTCCTTTAGGTCCATTCACAATTACAAGCACTACTAACAAAGTAGATACTCGTGCCAGAGGTAGAGCTGCTAGTTTAAAAATAGCTAACACGTCTACTGACCAAAATTGGAGATATGGAACTTTCAGAGCAGATGTAAGACCAGATGGTATGCGAGGATAGTGAATATAAAAAAAACTAATATTACTTGTAATATTACTGAAACTTTTTTAACACCTAATCAGGAAATATTAAATAAAATAGATAAATTATTTTTTAAAAAAGAAGAGATGTATTCTAGTTTCTTTTTTGAAGATGAGTCTTTAAAAAAAATATTTATTGATTCTTATAAAAATTGGATAATTAATTTTTTTAAAAAAGAATTAGGAAAAGATTTTAGTAAAATGGGTCTTATGAATATTTGGTGTCAAAAATATACTAATAATTCTAGACATCCTTTACATGTGCATCACGAAAACAACACTTATATTTCATTTATTTGGTATATAAATTGTACAGAAAAATCTTCTGAAACCATGTTCTATAATCCAGGTTATCCTCATTGTAATTATTTTGAAAAAGCTGTAAAACCAGAAAAAAATC